AAGCATATTATCGCCCAAACCATCCAAAATTTAAAGATTTCATCATCCACGAACAATATCCTTTTTAGAGCGTTCTTCAGTTACTGTTCTTGTTATTTTAAATCGAATAGGCTTATTTTTTTTAATTAATTGACGTATTTCCCAGTCTAAAAATAAAATATATGACCAGATGACTAACTCAAATATAAAGACAACAAACCAATACTTTGCCCAGTTCATACTAAGCCACAATAATAAAGCATACACGTCACAACAAATGCAGCTAACCAACAATATAACTGCACACGTTTTACATCTTGTAATTTATGCCCATAATATGTGGCATTTTCTTTTTGCTCTTTTTCTACAACCGCCTTTAGTTCTAAAACTTTAGACCATTCTTTTTCGCCATACTTCGCTTTAAATTGTTTCTCAGCTTTGTTTTCAGCAATAATCAATGCTTTTTGTGATTCATATTCACTAATTGCTTTATAAATTAATGAGTTTTCTCTTGCTTCTTCAATTATTTTTTTACGTTTTAATGCTTCTAATTCTTGTTGCGCTACTTCTACACCGTCATGCTGTATATTCTCAATACTTTTTGTTAGGCTTTTTCCTGCTTCCCTGGCTTCATTTAAACTAGATGCAAGTTGTTTTGTACCTTGTGCAATGACGTTTTCCACATTACCTGCTCGCAAATAAATGTGTAATATATCCTACAATTGAACTTAAACCTGATACAACCATCATACCAACCCAGAACCCACCACGACCTTTATTAGCCATCGCAAGTAATTCTTTGATGTCGCTACGCATTTCAGCTACTTCTTTTTCCATAGCCTCAACTTTTTGCCACATTACACCTATTTTTACTGGATCGATTTCATTCATATCCATACCTATGTTTTTTGGATAAATGCTAACGCATAATATAAAGGTAAATTTGTTCCTGCACCACTTGTTACAGAACTTGTAAACCCACCAGTTGAGCCTACCGCATAAGTATTACCTGCACCCACTACAAAACTGTCTTTAAGGTTAGGCGTACCGTTTGTTCCGTCACATAGAACATAACCACTAGGTATTGCACCAATAGAACCTGACCACATAATAATTGAACCGCTTGGGATTGCGCTTGTCGTTGTTACTGACGATGCTATACCGTATAAATTGTCGTATGTTTGTATTTGATTATTAGATGAATCTGTCAAAACAAACTTATAAGAATACCCAGATGTAAGCCAAATCTCAGTCTGTGGCCTACCATCACTACCTAAAACAATAGGGTTAGTATTAGCAATAGAACCTGTATTGTCTGTATAAGTAGCAAGAGCAGTTGTTGATCCTGCTTGATAGGTATATAAATACCCACCGTTTAATGGCACTCCAGTCGATGTAAAAAACTGAAATCCGTTACCAATTGGTGATAATAAGACTGACATAATTATTGTCCTTGATTTCTTAAATTAATTAATTCATTTAAACTTGATGCACCGACAACGCCTGGCTTAATTGGTGCAACCTTACCTATATTTTTAGGTAATTCTAAAATACTTCTTAATGGTTGTCTTTGTATTCCTTGTTCTAAATACTGTGCAATAGCAGGATTATTCATTGCGTTTTGAACGGTCTTACCATATATTGCACGAGTACCTGCATAATATGGATTTTGAGCCAACATTCTTGCCATAGTTCCAGAATTAGGTAATTTCTGTTGCAATATATCTTTACCAGCTCTTGCTAAGTTTGCTAAGTCTCTATCTTCTGCATACAAAGCATTTCTTTTTGCTTTAGTTGCCAATGAATTACTTAACAAAGATGGATTTACATTACCTTGAGTGTCTTTTAAAACAACATCTTCAATTTTTTTCATGTTGCCATATTGTTTATTGGTTTGTTTTAATAAAGCAATATCACCTTCATCTTTAATTGAATTTTTTAAACCACTTAATAATGTATCTTTAATTTCTTGAGCATAAGGAGCAATATTACTACTTGGATTTGCAGTTAATTTATCAAGTATACGTTTCTGGGCTTGATATTGTGCGCCTGTTAATGTGCTTCTATTTATGCTTGCTTTATTAATAATGTCATCAAAGATGTTTTTGATAATTGGTTTTTCATTTTCAGGCAAAGTCATCATAGCTTCATCACGAATAGAAACTAAATCTTTATACGTTTTACCTGAGATTTTAGAACCATATTTATCAAATAATTGATCATATATCCCACCAAGACGGTCTTTGGCATTTTCAATAATATTGGGTGTGATAGCTGTTGCATCTTCACCCATTGTTTTGGCAATAGCCTTGTTATAAGCAGCTTGTTGATTAGCAACAAACTCAGCTTCTTTGCCAGACGTAAATGGGTTATCTTGCAATGCAGCTTTACTACGTTTTAAAAATTCTGATCCTGTTGCTTGCGCTACATCCACAGGTACGCCAGCATCTCTTAATATTTTTACGTTATCTTGACTAATTTTTGAAAGTTGATTTTCAAACGGTTGAGCTAAACTTGTTGCGCCTTTAGCCACTCCGCCAATTACACCCCCAGCTAATGCACCTACTCCAGCTTCTTTTAATTTTTCTGTTAAAAAAGATTTATTTTCATCAGTTACAGGAGTTGTTAATGCGTTTGCCACAGCTCCTTGTGCAGCCCCTTTAGCAATTCCACCTGTTATAGTTTGTGCTGGGCCACCAAAACCTGGCACTAATTTATTAATAGGATTTGCAATCATACCTGCAACTTCGCCTACAGCACCTGTTATTGGATTTGCTTCTAAATATGGTTTAGTAATATTTTCAGTTTTTTTAATATTTTCTAAGGCGTGTTGTTCAATTGCTTTGCCTGTTTCAGGCGCAACTAACCCAATACCTTTACCTACTAATTGCTCTACCGCACCAGCACCTTTAGAAATTGCACCACCAAAACCAGCTGCAAAAGCATTTACTTTATTTTGATTAGTTGTATTTTCTTTTTGTATTTCTTCAACAGGTTTTTGTTGTCCAAATAATGCTTTTTCAAAATCATTATCTGATTCAAAAGACTTTGCACGATTAGAAACTTGTGTTGCATATTGCAAAGTATCAGGCGCATTAGGGTTTCTAGGGTCACGAACTGCTATGCCCTTTTGAGCTTTTATCATTGCATCAGGCCCACCATAATACCCAGCAGCTGCAGATTTTATATCCCCATTTGCCATATCATATAATTTAGAAGCATAACGAATACCAGCTCGTGTAGAGTGTTCTGGATTATTAATATCCCAATTTTTATCTGCTACACTTTTAAATGTTTGCGGAATAATTTGCATACCACCAACTGCACCTGCATTAGATGTATTAGTGTTTTTACCAGATGAAGATTCTTGTTGATAAAGTGATCGTATAAATGCTTCTTTAGGTGTTCCTTTTACACCTTCTTTTTCTAAAAAAGTATCGAAAGGCGCATTATTTTCTTTAATGCCTAACGCAGAAGCAAAGTCATCCATTATAGATTTCCTTGTATTAATGAATTATATTTTTGCATTTTATTAAATATTTCACGCTTTTTAGTATCTGATAAACCTTTTGTTAATTCATCAAATTCTTTTGTATCTTTATTTTTATAAGCGTTATAAATGTTTAATGCTTGTGGATCAAATGCGTCAATCATTTCATTATCAAATTTACGTTTAACTTGTACGTTGCCATTATTTTTATCTATTGCTGCTTGTAATCCTTGATTGTAATTTACAGAATGTTGAATTAATGGTTCAAGCATTTGCATAGACTTTAATATAGCTGTAGGATTTTTTTCTGCGCTTGCAATGGATTTTTGTGCAGCCTGTAAATCTGCTTGGAATTTTCCACCTAAAGCCATATTTTTTTGTGTTGCTAAATCTTCAATACTCTTTTCTACAATATCTCTTGCAGAAGCTGCTTTTTCTTCTGGTGTGCTACCTGCTAAATTACCAAATACGGATTGTAGTCCTTTAATTGCTTCTGAACCTTTACCAGTCTGTGCAAGGGGTAAATATTTCCGCACAGCTTGTATATTTGCTAAAGCTGATGTGGCAACTTTTGCTTGATTTTTTGCAACAGTTCTTTCTTCTTGCATTAGTTTTAATGTTTCAGGTGTTTCTCCTGGCGCATATCGCATATTTGATGCGTTTGTTCCATCATTAGCAACAGGTAATGGTGCTTGACCAATAATGTTGCCATATTGATCTCGTTTAGTAATTGTTGGATTACCGTATATATCTGTACCTTGAACTTGTTGTTGTTGTCCAGCAGGAACAAATGCTTGATTTGCTTGCCCTTGTGACCCTATTCCTGTACGCACAACATTACCAAGTTTTTCTTGAATAAAGGTTAACCCTTTTTGTGGATCATGTGCAGTAGATATTAATTTTGCAAACTCTGGTTCTGTAATTTCTTCAGGGATACCAAACTTTTTAGCATCCTCACGCAATTCGATTGCTTGTTTTGTAAAGCCTTTAACGTCATTATTTTTAAGGGATTCACTATTTAATAATGCGCCACGAATTTCATTTAATTTATTAAGATAATCTTCTTGTGTTTTAAATTTACTACGTTTAGTCACTTCTTTTGCTTGTGAAATTTCTTCAGGTGTTATTTCTTCAGCTTTTTGTGTAGCCAACTGTTCTTGACGTAATTTTAGTGGATTAACTTGTTGCGCCTGTTGATAGGCCTGTGTTTGATTTGCAATATTAATCATATCCGCAAGGCTTGAACCCTGTGGTTTAACATTCATAAAACTAGTATCTACATTAAATTCAGCCATTTTTTTTCCTATAATCCAAAGAAGCCACCAATATCACCTAACACATTGCCTATTGTGCTTCCAATACTACCTAAAGTATTTACAATTCCACCAGCTTGATTTACAGTACTATTTGCTTGCCCTAAAGCACCGCTACCACCTTGTGCTGGTGCAGCAGGAGAATTATTAATATTAATATTTGGTTTTTGATTTAATAATGCTGATAAATATTGATTTTGCGCTAACTGGTTAGCAGCTTGACTATATTGTTGACCAGCTTGAACTGCTGCATTACCTGTTGCTTGAGCACCACCCAACGCTAACTGACCTTGTGATCCAATAGAAGATGCGCCCATACCTGCTATGCCAGATAATTTATTAAATATATTTTGATTCTGAGTTTGATAGTTATTAAATGCGTTTTGATAGGCGTTACCAGCAAAGTTTTGAGCATAATTCTGCAAACCTTGTTGTGCATTTCCGCTTAATATACCGCCTGTTGCATTTTCAGCATTGCCTAATTGACCTAAACCTTGTTGCAATTGAAATTGATAATTAGGTGCTAATTGAGCATTTAAATCAGCATTAGTAAATTGTTTTGTCAGATTAGGTAATTGTGATCCTAAAGCACTTAACCCTGTATATCCTAATTGGGTATATGGTGCATATTGATTAGATATATTGCTTGTAACATTAGCAATATTTTGTCCTGCGCCAGTAATCGCATTGCCTAAATATGCTGCACCACCAACATTTGCTAAATTTGATAAACCTAAAGCATTTTGTAATCCTGAAGCAGCTTGACCACCTAAACCTAATAAACTAGACAACGATGTGCCACCACCAGTTCCACTATTAGTGTTTGTACCTAAAGGATTTGATAAATCTGTAGTAGAAGTTGGAACAAAATTAATATCATTTGCTGTTGGAGTATATGGATCAGCATTGCCAATAACATTACCATTGGAATCAATTAATTGTCCACCAGAATCATAGTTTACAGGTTGACCTGTTGAGTCAACCATATTTCCATAAATGTCAGAATACCCTGTAGGACTTCCTGCATCTGGGTAAATTTGTGGATCCATAATATCTCCTTTTTATTATTATAGTGTTTTTTACGGATTATAATAAGGAATTTTGTACGGATTTCCATTTACCGTGACATTAATAAACCCTACTGGATTAGCTGGTAAAGTTGCACTTCCTGTTGTTGCCGTAGTCGCACTACTAAAATTTAACAAATTAAGAAAAAACTGTTGCCACGCACGAGTTGGTCGATTGGATGTTGTTTCTAAAAACTCAGTAACAGGATAAGGGTTATTTTGCTGACTTTGCCATAAAGAACTCATTAATTCTCTCCCTCAGTAGCTTTTAAATTAGCAGAAACAATCACAGCCTTAACAGGATCAGTTACAGATACTTCAAATACTCTGTCACGAGCTTGCCCTAATCTACGCCAAATGGCACGATTCTTATATTTACCTTGTTGTCCAATTGTTACCCAATGCTCATTACTCCATGTTGAGCCGCCATCATTTGACCAACGCAACATTGCTTGTGGGTTATTTGTAGTTGTATTTTGATTAATTTGGTTTTGCAATCCTAAAATTAAAATTTGGTCTGCAAGCACCGTAAAAATTTGATTTGGAGCAATAATAAAAGGACTTTGTATAAATGTTTGTTGTGCAACAATAGAAAATCCAGATGTACCTACGCCTGGTTGAAACTGTATCTGCAATTCCTCTAAGTATTGACGTTGTAAATCAGTCACTATATGTGGTGCTCTACGCAATCTGCGTATGTTTTGTCCATTATCTGTATAGTTATTAGGATCAAGTTGATAAATAATACCGTTTTGGTAATCGCCAACTAAAACCATATTCTGAAAATATGCAGCGCAATTTGAACGATGACGGTGATAATTATTGTTGTTATCACACCACAACCACTTATGCCACATCTGCGTTGTAAAGTCATATGCCCAAGTTAAATCTAAGCTAGGGAATGTAACAACATAACATTCGTGACCTTCTAACTGATAAGTGTATGCAACTGCATCGCCTACATATTGGTCTACCAAAGTATTCTCAACTGCATGGGTAGATATTCTTTCAGGCAAATAGCCGTTCATCATTACTATCATTGCTTGACCACGAATATTCTTACTGACGTAGGCAAACGAATTACCTACACGAGCTACAGAAAAGACTGAAGCAATACCGTGCTGACTAGATGAACCAGGAATACGCTGATAAGGGAATGGGAATGTACCTACATCTGCCCAAACTTCAGACGTTGTTTCACCTAGTAAGTAAACTTGACCGTGATCTGCAATTAAAGATACAAGATTATCAGGGCCAGTAAATTTACTAGCAAAACTTAATGGTTGAGTAATAGGACTTAATACATCAGAAGCTGCCCATTGTTGTGTGCCAGGATTGTTATAAATAAAATAGTTATCAACAATATCAACTGTATTTGCACCACTAAACGCACCGTCTGTTGTAGGAATAACAGTCCAGTTCAACGCATACATCTGTTCTGACGCAATTGTTTGATGTTTATTAACGTAATAACTAGAGCCAGCTGTAACAATCTGTGTAATCATTGTTTGAGCTAAAACACCGCTACCTACAATGGTTTGCCCTAAGTAAAGGGTTGTGCTAGTTGTTAAGTTATAAAACGTCTGTGCGCCTACTGTAACGTCTGCAATTGCGCCTGTAAACGCAATCGTATTTGATGCATAAATAGTGGTTGATGCGACAGTCTGGCTTATATTTACAGTCCATGTTGTGCCTGAACCTGACAAAATAACTGCTTCTGCTGTCAAACCTAAACCATTTAATGCCTGACCAATAGCAATTGTGCCTGTCAGATTTCTACTCACAGTTAATGTTGTGCCACTAATTGAGCCTGTAAAAGTTGCAGAAGTAGGTGTATTAATGCGCCATGTGTAACGATATGCTCCATCTACAATATAGACGTTTACACCGTTATCTGTGATACCTACTTGCCCTGTTGAAGTATTTAACTGACCAATAATTGTAGGTGTTAGATTAGATGTTAATAAATATACATAAGGGCCACATACTGTTACAAGAAACTGCCCACCAGACAAGGTACGCATACCACGCACAATTTGTTGATTAGGCAAAACGACTTGCGGAGTTAAACCAGGTGTAGGATATAAAGCAACAACACCACGACTGCCAGGTGGCTTTAATGGATCAATCTCAGGTCTGAAGTTGATGCACTCTTGGGCATCTTGATATATAGATGGAGCTTCGTAAGATGGGCCTACGAACCCAAAGTCTGCCATTATCTGAAGAACCCGCCCGACAAAATCCAGCCCGCATCGCGCTGCCTACTACTTAACATAGCATCTGCAAATCTAGCTGACTGCACAGGTTTCATGTTTGTACGTTTAATTGTTGCTTTTGCTTGTGCTGCGTATGCGTTAATCATTGCTATTTGCGTTTGTGATGCTTTACCATACATAGGCATTAGACGTTCTGCTAAACACCATCTGAGAGCCATTGAATAGCCTTGTGGAAGCACAATAGGATCGTTAATTGAGTTATATCTTGCAAACAATGTGTCAGCAAAGATGTGCATTTCACCTTGAGATGGATTAGGCCATACATAAATATTGCCTAGTGTTTCGCTTGGCTGATAATAAAGAGCTTTAGGCCAAGGCCCTGATAATGTCTTTAAACCAATCATTTCATAATCTTCTACGTTTAGAATAGCGACTGGATAATCAAGTCCACCATTAACAATTGGCTGACCGTTGCTATTAGTGTTAATACGCACAAAAGCACTATTAATCGAGAGTGGTCTTTGATAATACGCATTAATTGTTGTAAATGAAACTGCTTGAGAATTGTTAAGGGTATATGTGCCAGCTTCATTGATGTTATTACCTGCGCCTGATTGGAAAGCTACAATCGTTGTATTATTTGCAATTCCTGTTCCACTAAGTGTCATACCTAGTGCTATAGCACCGCTTGAAATTGCTGTAACAGTTAAAATATTGCCTGAAATAGAACCTGTAAATACTGCGCCAATTTGCCCACCAGGGCCGATTGTATACTGTGTCTGTCCACTTACAATAGGATAAACAATCTCAGTCTTATATGACACCATCATTGATTCGTTTGACCATTGATCAATTAAATCGTTTAGCATATCAAAAGCATCTTGTGCCGCTTCAGGCGTAGGATTTTCACCTGCTTCTAAAGCACCAATGTCTTTTAATGCACGAGATATTATATCAAACGGTTGAGCCATTATGTATTATCCGCTGGTAAAGGTGTATTGCCTTCTGCAAGCCACGCTAGGTATGCTTGGTAGTCTGTGTTTGCTTCATCCTTAGGAATGTAAGCGTTGTCTGATAAACGCTTAACCATATTTTCATTAATTAATTTATACATTATTGTCCTTATAGTTCAATAGCGGCATTGCCAACAGCGTTATAACAGCCACCTTGTCCTGCACCAGCACCAACGACTTGAATTGATGTACCATTTACAGTTGTTCCTAAAGTTCCAATACTTGAAAAATTAGAAGTTGTGCCGTTTGATGTAATAGTAACTGTAGGGGCGGCACGCATAGTTACAGGAAAATTAAAGTTTTGAATAAGTGATTGTGATGCACCACTAAAATAACTAAATACAGAAATAGGATTCATTACTTGATAATACCTCTGACACAACGCAAACTCAGTCCCATACGGTCTATAGTCAAAGTTAGTAGCGTTTGTTCCTACTTCAAGTTGAGGATATTGAACTGTTCCAGTATTAAATTGAATTGTCATATTAGCACCAGCAGTTGTGCCAGTAACTGTTAATGGACTTGATCCTGCGGTTCCACCGTTAATTGACGCTTGAGCTGATCCAGCCCAAGACAAAACATAAGTTCCACCTTCTGGCAAATTACAACCTTCAATTACTTGTTGAATTGAGCCAGCAGTTATTGTTATTTGAATTGGAACTCCAAGAGAGCTTTGCGTAAATGTATAAGTTCCACCACTTCCACCACCTTTCCATCTATCGTGTCCATAAGATCCTGATGATAACGCAGTTCCTGACGTATAACTTCTTTGATTAACAATAAAACCAGCGTCTATAATACGATTCTTAAATCCAAAAGTTGTTGAATTAGTCGAATTTGGTGCTGTATAACTATTTAATGTAGCAGTATTAATTGTTGGACTGGTTAAAGTTAAGCCAGAAACTGTTGATGCTGTTGCACCCAATGAAATTGCAGTAGAACCAATTGTTAAACTTGAATTAGTTAATGCTGAATTACCAATATTGGATAATGTATTGCTTGAACCACTAATCGTTTTGTTTGTAAAAGTATCAGTAGTGGCTTTACCTACAAGCGTGTCACTTGCTAATGGTAGATTTAAAGAAAAGCTAGATGCAGTATTTTGACCAACTAATGCAGTTTGGCCACCTAGCGTTGCTTGAAAGACAATTTGACCCATGATTTAATCCTTAAGTTTGAATGTTTTTGGCAGCCAGGGTAAATTCACAGTTTGATCGCTTTGTAATGACTGCATCTGTTCCTCTAACCTTAATTTTATTGCACTTACGCCATTTTGCATAGATTCTTTTTCTATCCAATCTGCAATGTCTTGCTCTTTTATTTCTTCTAATGGCTTTTTAATAATTTTATCTGAAAAATACCAGTTTCCTTCTGTTGCAACCTCATACGGATCATTAATCAACTTACACACATAATGTGCGTGAACAATTGCATCCTTTTCTGTAGAAATTTTAGTTATTTTCCAATCAAACATTAACCTACCCTGTACCAAGTTGTATTAGATAAACGGTAATAATAAGAGACTGCCGTGCCAGCAGATAGCGTTGTTATGGCATTTGACACCGTTTGCCCTGTATTTCCAAGTAAAGTTAGCGATGTAATTGTCTGCGTAGTCGCTATTGTAATTGTCATACCGTCAGAAGGGCTTGCTGGCATAGTAACTGTGCCAACCGCTAAAGTTCCTGATGGATTTAATATAACACCTTGCGAATTAGCAATAATTGTATAAGTAAATAATGTAGCAGGAGTTTGATAATCTAAACTGCGTAATACGCCATTAGAACCTGAAATATTTACACTCATTTATAACTCCGCTGAGAAAATAAGAAAAGCTGTTTTAGTATTGTCACTTAAAATAAAACAACTTTGACCAAGAGTTCCACCTGATGCAAATCCAACACTTAATAATATAAATTGAGAACCAGAAACAGAATTTATTGATAATGATGTTAAAGCACTATAAGAACCACTTGCATTAAATACATAAAAATTTCCAACACTTGCAGTATAAGTAAAAACTGGAACTACTCTTAAATTAACCGATAAAGGAAATCCAATTAAAGCAGCTGTTGAAGAAGAAAAAAATCCTTGAGCTAAAAAAGTATTATTTGATCCAGTTGCGTTTGGTATATTGACATAACAATATCTTTGGCATAATTGCAATTCAGTTCCATAACTTCTTTGGTCAAATGGTGTTGCAATAGAACCTAATTCTAATTGAGCATTACCAATTTGGAATGTCCCACTTGTTTGCGCTCCAACGCTAAATATGATTTGTAATCCTGTTGTTGCAGCACTAGGAATAGAAATTTGTGTTGAATAAGTAGTTAATGTAGAACTTACTGTAAATGTACCTGTTGCAATTTGCGTAGAACTTGTCCATACATCTGTAGAACCTGCGTAATATGCAGTCCAAGTCACCGTAGTTAAAAGTGAATTTGCAATACTAGCAGATAAGGTTACAGTTTGCCCTGCTAAATCATAACAATTAACTGCCTCAATTCTTTGTCCAATACCAATTGCAGTTACACTTGCTGCACCTGTAGCTTGAATTAAATTTTTGTTATTTCCTGAACCTGCAACTTGAGCAACAGTAACGGCTGCGCCTGTGTAATAAGCAAACCATCTATCTACTGATGGATAAGTCGCAGTTGTTGTTGGCAATCCATTACCTGCCGTACCACTTGTCCCACGTTGAGCTATTTGAAACTTGCCGTTTATAAATCTGTTTTTAAATCCAAAAGTATTTGGTGTGCTAATACTATTTGAAAATACAGGATTTGTTGAAAAAACCGTTGATCCTGTGCCTGTACTTGTTGTAACGCCTGTTCCACCACTTGTTACTGCCAAAGGTGTAGGTGATGTAATACCATTAGTTCCATCAAGAATAAGACTCATACGACACTCCAAGATGAGTTAGTTGCTACTGTTACGGTTACACCAGAATTTACTGTTATTGGGCCAGCAGATACAGCATTATAGCCAGTTCCTATTGTATAACTTGTAGCAATAGCATTAGAATTTATGTAAAGTCCATTGCTTGCAACTAATTGTGGGGATGTTGTATCGCCTGTATTTGCGTTGTAATTAACGCTATTCGTATTTGAAATATAAGCTGTAGATAACGAACCGGACGTTGATGTTGTACCTACAATGTAATATGTTGCATTACTTGTAGTAGGTGTTATTGTTGCACCACTTGTGCCATTAGACGCTGCCGTTATTCTACCTTGTGCATCAACTGTAATATTGGTATTAGTATATGAACCTGCTGTAACTGCAGTATTCGCCAACGCTATTGTTGTACCTGTTGAGCCGTTATAGGATGTTCCAGATAAGCCTGTTCCAATGGTTAAAGCTGCAAGATTAGAACCAAGCGATATTCCTGAAATGGTTGAGTTAGTTAAAGCACCGTTAGGAATAGATGTTAAGTTTGCGCCTGATCCACTAAATATAGGCGCTTGGAATATACCTGTGCTTGGATTAAATTTAACTTGTGTACTAGCTGTATACAGCGTATTAATCGTGCTAGTTGTCTGTCGTGCAAACGTAATATATTCTGTTGTATTGCTCGATGTATCGTCTGTAACACTAACTGTTGCTGCGTTATTTGACCAAGTCGGTGCAGATGTGCCGTTAGACGTTAATACTTGCCCTGTAGAGCCTACTGCTGATAACGCTAATGCGCTTGCCGTAGAATACACAACAGAGCCAGCAGATGCCGTTAAATTAGCTCCTGTGCCACCGTTTGATAATGATACCTGACCGTTAATATTGCCAGCCTGTACCGTTAAAATGCTCTTATTAACGTAAATTGCACCGTTACTTGAATTAACATAAGCAACCGTACCTAATTTAATCGCATATCCTGTTGGTGGAATGGTATTTTGATAATAACCAGCAGAATAAGGTGACAAATAAAGCGTATCGCCTACTGTATAACTACCTGTATTAACACCTTGAACTAGGCCAATTGTTGTTACATACCCTGCTGTGCCATTAGGAATGTTTTGATTTGCTAAACCAATCACATTGCCTGTTGTTAAACTGTTTGCAATCGCTAGAGCTACGTTAGGATAAGTGTACCCACTACTGGTTGATGTCACATAAACAGGCTGACCTACATTAATTTGCGAGCCTGTGTTGTTATATACCTTTAATTGGATTTCTTCGCCAATGTGTAACGTATTGTTTGTTACATCGTTGTAATACGCTAAAGCATTTTGTGTGCTGTCGTACCATAAACGGCCTGCATTGTAAGAAGGGGCAGAAACAGCAGTATAAGTTTCGTAACTTGATATGGTTGGTGTTGCCATCGTTACGCTTGTCAACGTGGATGCAGTCGAACCTAAACTGATAGAAGTAGAGCCAATCGTAATACTTGAGTTAGTCAACGAACCGTTACCAATGTTTGTTAGCGTATTCGTTGAGCCAGATATAGACTTATTTGTTAATGTGTCTGTAGTTGTACGACCAACCAATGTATCTGTGCTTGTTGGTAATGTTAATGTGCCTGTATTGCTAATTGTGCTAATTACAGGACTTGTCAGCGTTTTATTAGTTAAGGTCTGCGTTCCTGTCAATGTAATAACAGTAGAATCAATTGCAATGGTAACTGGTGCAGAGCCGTTAAAACTTGTGCCAGATAAACCTGTACCTATTGTTAAAGCATTAGGAGTATTAGCCGTAATCGTTGCGCTACCACCTAATGCAATATTCGTGCCATTTATTGTAATCGAGCTATTTGTTAGCCCAGAATTAGGAATTGTGGCATTAATTTGACTAGGCGCAATAGAAATTGCTTGAGCAGATAACGCAGATAATTGACCTTGTGCATTAACTGTAGCACT